ATTAATCCTGCATCCACCTTTAAAGCCTTGTCGCCACTCGTGCCGTTTACAAAACTTAAATATCTTGTGGCGTTAGTGTTTTCTGAGCTTATCGCAATGTTGTCTGCGTTAGTAGCGTTCGTGGCGTTGGCTACGCTTATGCTACTTAAACCAACAGTTCTTTGTGTACTGCCAACCGTAGCCCGCAGAGTGCTTCCACTTAAATCAAGCTGAGTAAAGCTAGCGTCTGGTAAGGTTAGAGTTTTGGTTGTACCGCCGATTGTCATCGACATTGTACCAGTTGATTCTGTTAAAGCTGTAAATAAACCTCCAGCATTTAAGTATAAATTTAAAGCTGGAGTCGAAGTGCTTGTGGTCTCAGTTTGAGAGGTAAAACCTGAGTTTAAGTACAGCAGTCCATTTGTATTTAGCGTCAAAGCTGAAATTCCACCTGATCCACCACCACCTGAAGTAGCCACCTCTTCAAATCCTACTATCAAGCCTTGCCTGTTTATTTTTAATCTTGGCGTATTAATGTCACTGCCAATAATTTTAACAGCGTTATTGCTAGGCTCGTCGGCTATATTGCTACTAGCGGTTGCTCTGAGATTGCTCGGTAAATGAGAATTAAGTTCTGAGTCAAAACTAATGTTTGCACCGCCATCGAATGATTGAGTAATAGCGTCAATGTCGCCAGCCCCTGCGGAGGATTTCCCTACAACTATATCTCTTGCGGTTTCTAAAGTCGTAGCTGTGCTCGCATTACCAACTAAAGCTGCGGTTACTTGATTAAATACTACATTACTGCCTGTAGCTACCGCTTGACCGATAGAAATTTCTCCACTACTTATACCTATTCCAGTTCCCGCAGAAAAGTGAGCCCTAACATCAGAGGCGGAAGGGCCAGTGTAAGTTATAACACCTGTTGAGTTATTGTAAGCAAGAGAGCCGTCTCCGCCACTATCTGTTACCGAAATACTACTTAAAGTTATAAAAGCTGAATTAGTATTTGAGTAATTCGATAAATCGTTATCTACAACAAAGTCAATCTCATTATTAACGTCATCATAGGTTACGCTAATAAGTGTTTCTGTGTTACCAGAAAGCATGGTCCCAATAGCGTCTTGAGCTCTTTCATTCGTGAAGTATAAATTAGTAGAGCCCTCTGATAAATTATCTGTGTCGTGATTTGATAAACTTGAAACAGTACCTGTTACGTTTCCAGTAAGATTACCAATGAATGCTCCCCTGAAGTTTGTAGCTTGAACATCCCCGTCTACCTCTAAAGCGTAAGTCGTAGGTATTTTTTTTATGCCAATTTTACCATCAGCTTTAATGTACAACACATTACTTACGCCTCTAGTGTTAAAAGAAAGATCAATATAACCATCAGCACTAGTATTAACCGCCTTGATAGAAGCCATCACTGTGTCAGCGCTAGCGCCTTGAGTAAACGCAATGCCACCAAAATGAGCAGTGTTAGTCGTAGCCCCTTCCGTGTTTAATGCTAAGTTAAATTGAGCCGCAGAGCTAACCCTTGAAAGACCCATCTCGAAATCTTGAATCAAATTAGCATCGATACCAACACCCACATGCCCCAACACAGGAGTACCCGCATCGCTTCTAGCGAGCGTTAGCAATTCGACATTTCTAATCTTAGTAGCCATTAGAACAAGAATGGGGTTTCGTCAGTAAGCGGATCGCCACCGTCTGTGGTTAATATGTTTAAATTATCGTCCACCAAATGATCAAGGATAAACAAGCCTTGGCCTTCAGCAGATATTACACTTCTAGCAAAGTCATAATCATTAGACATTGTAAAAGTAGTTGATACTGTTTTATTTGATCCAATATCAGAGTTGTAAGCTGCACCCTCAAATTTACTGCCGAATATATTAAACTTCATGCCCTGATTACCTTGACCGTCTCTAAAGGTTAAACTCATGTCGTACTTTTCGTCTCTACGCAGATTGTCTAAGAAGTTACCAGAGATTTCATAATTTGACCCACTTTCAATCATGTCGATTGTAACCGTGGATTTAAGAGGTAAAGTTAAGTTTCTGTCTACATGGTATTTATGACCAATGCAAGATAGGTTCTCTCTACTCATTGGTATGCTCATCTTAACCGACTGAAAGATATCTCTGTAAAATTGAACGGGCTCGTTTTCTGCGTCTTTATAAACCTTAAACGAATCAACGTAAAAAATTAAGCTGGGTGCGCTAGGAAAATAAATATTAAAAACTTTGTTACTACTAGAAGGGGTGGAAGTCAGTTTATTTCTAATCTGTATTTTAGTCCAAGCATTTGTTACAAACTGGGTCAAACTAAATGTACCCGCTATTCCATCTTGGCTTACTTGTAGTAGCTCTCCTTCTGTTTTGGTAGTGTTAGCTTTAACAAAAAATTCGTAGGTATAATATTCCCCAACCACCATTTGCTGTATTGGGACTCTTATCATTGCCCCACCATAGTTACCATTAGTAATTGAAGAAGCTTGATCGACCCGCAAAGACTGCAAGCCTTGGTATTGCTCAGAAGAAGTTAAAGCCACTGTGGCTCCATGAAAGCCAACAAAGTCGGTGGAGCTTTCCATGTCATTTTGAACTAAAATATCTTCGTCCGCTGCTCGCTTAGATATTGCAATCTCAACATCACCTGGCCTGAAAGTGTGGTTTACATCAAAGTTCGCGTTTCTTCTTCCGTAGTTTTTAGGTATAATTATTTCTTTATTACCGTATTCTACTTCAGCGTCTTGACTATTAATCAGGGGTGTATTGATTCCTGATCCAGAGTTTAAAAATATTACATTGTCAGCCACGAAGCCAACGTCAACTTTTGGGTAGTTACCAACTGTAATGTCGAGGTTGTAATTATTTATGTAAGAGTTCTGAAAGACGAGCAAGCCTAAATCCTCAACTGCGGGCGCAGTCATTTGTAAAGCTTGACCAGAGGCGATTAAATTAGGTATCTCATTTGGCTCGAAAGGAGGAGTTGTTCTTGCATCTTCTGCTTTTTTATTTACGGCCAAATAAATGTTTTGCTTTTTGTTTCCATCTACGAAGTTATAAGTAAACTCTTTATTGGGAAAACTGCTTGCCCCACTCGTAAGAACATTGAAGCCCATTTTTCTCTCATTACTTAAACCTTCGATAAAATAAGAAATGCTCCCGTTTACATCGGGCGGGCTAGAAAGAGTGTGAGAGTCAAAAGAAGACTTACCTATTAAACCAACATCTTCTCTATTAGTGGTGATATCATAGTTAAAGCTCTGGACTCTATGAATTCTCTTGAGGACTTCGAACGTGCCCGTGTTTCCGTCAGAAAGAAAACCAGTAACTAGCGGAAAGTTATCTACTCCGCTTGGCAACCCGAAGAATAAATCTTGGGCGTTGTATATTATCCTGTTTGGCATTTACCACGACCTTACGCCTTGCTTGCGAGAAGAATACTTGCTAAGTAGTCATCTACTTGATGCTCAAAAGCAACTTCTCTAACTTCAGCTATTCTGTCGGGGTTAGTGTCAATAGGCTTCCGCACGTACTGAGAAACTTTTCCTTCCCAATCTTTTGGGCTTTCGTTGGCAATGATAACACAAGCAATTTCTTCTGCGACTTGCTTTTGTTGTTTAGTTAATCGTTTAATTTTGTGCTTCTTTCTAAGACTAGCCTCTACAGTTTTGAATAGCTTTGAAGCTTTTGTTAAATTGTCTGTGACCTTTGTCAAGCTGTAGCTCACAGCCTTGGACTGCTCTCCTTGTCCAGCAGGGTTTTGCTCTGGAGCAGGTGCTGGCTCACCTTCTGGCCTTCCAGCTTCTTTTTTGATTTCCGCTTGGTTTTTGCCACCAATAAGCGGCTCGTATAACCCCTGTTCTCTTAGCTCCTTAAACTCTTCCTGAGACTTGAGAGACATATCCTTGTCAGGGAGCCTACCCGTGTCGATTGCTTCAAGACCTTCTTCAGCGGTTAAGATTCCCAACTCAATAAGCCTATTGTAGATACGCAGCATATTCGTATCGTCTCTCAATGTAATCCTATCAAAGTAGGGCGTCGGATAACTCTTAAACCCCATAGACTTAGCAATTCTTTTTATTTCTGGAACCAAGAAGTCTTCCATGAAAGTGTTTCTTGCTTGCTCCAGTCTTGCAATGAATAAGTCAATTTTTGCGTTTTGATTAGCAAACGTGCTTTCTCCGACTAAGATGTTATTCAAGCCAAGCTGAATATCTCTATCTACAACTTCGTATTTCTTCGAGTCGAGTAACGAGCCAATGTTAGGAACAACAAATTCTGCTTTCGTAGTATAGTCAGCAATAAGAACTCTGCCTACCGACTGGTTTCGGAATAAAGTCTGCATGGCCTCTAGGTTCTTCTGGTTCACGCCGCCCTTCTCTGGGTCAGTTCCCATAGTAACCAAAAGAATGGCTTGCTGCATGGTACGAGCTATAGCCATATCCATCTTCTTTAACTCCGCTTTGTAATTGATGTCTTCCAGTACAGGGAAACCCAACGGCACAGAAAATGGCTCGTAATCTTGCTTCTTGTAAAAGATTGGTTTTACTTTGTCTGGGTCAAGCTTCATTAATACAATTTTAGAGCGCTTGTTTGACTTCAGCATTTTCTTTGCGTCTGGGTCGAGCGAGTCGAAAATTTCACGATCCTCTTCTGTTTGAGGGTTTTGCAGTCTAGACAACTCGTAGTCTGAAAACACCTTGTAATAATTACCGTTCCAGAACGCAGCAGAACCAGTAAGCTGGATATCAGCAGGGTTAAGGATCATATATCTCGCAGGTATAGTATTGTCAGCAGCGAAACTAGCGCCATACATTTGCGTAATCTTGCTCATGTCTTCTGGGCGAACTTTACCATCAAACCTATAAACAAAAACATTACCCGACCTAAAAAACTCTCTGAAGAACTTATCCTGAAAACCAATGATATTTAATTTCTTGAAAAAGGCATCGAAAAAATCTCTAGACTTTTTGGTTCCGCCCTTAAAGTAGAGATTGCTAATTGAAAACTCTGTCATCAAATCGATGACATTTCTAAAAGCGGCAAAGTTGTAGTAGGCTTTCTGACAGAGGATAACCGCATCTCTTACGTCGATGTTCGAGCGATTACTTGCGCCCGTGCCTGGAGTAAATTTGTAAGGAATCAAGCCATCGGAGATATTCTTATATCTGTCCGTTCTAGTGATGTTACCAGCAAGGTTTCTACGAGTGGGTGTTGTGGTGCTAGTGCTTGCCGACGCCAAAGATTCAGAAGCCTCAGAAACCATTAATGGTTTAGTCTCCTCCTCAACTTTCGCCTTCCTAGTGCTTTTCCTTTTACCTGTCATTGCTGTTTTGAGTTACACAATTATTGTATCATCATTGGGCTAAAAGTCGAATTTACGTTGATTTCTCCCAAATCCATCATATCAAAATAACATTTAACGGCCCAGTTGCCAAGCATTAGGGTTGTGTAATTATCCTTTCTGGCTCTGTTGGCTGAAGTGTTTCTCTTCAAATGCTGCGGTAAATCGAAAGATTGAGTACCTCTGGCTGTGGAAGTGACTTCTAAAAGGGCGCATTGCTTTTTTGTTTGGTATACCAGATTATCTTGATTTTCAATCAAATCCAATATACCCTCTCCTTTGGGGTAAGTCAGGGAAAGTCTTTTGTTGGACTCTCTCATGAAGGCGTCTGGGTTCGGGATGATCCTAGAACCAAACCACACCCTCTTGTGGTCAATGCAAGCCTGTAGGTATTCGTTTGCATTTCTTATGAAATTTGTGGTAAAAACCTGCTTGAAGCATACAAAGCCCATTTCTTTGTTGTATTGCCTTTTTGCTTGACGGAGCATTTTCTCGTAGTCAGCCCCTTCCGTGTCACTATTAAAGTCTATGAACTTGAGGGGTTTTCTTTTAAATTTTTCATTCTCATTACAGCTATCAAGGAATTGATACCCAGCATTATCAATGATAACCATAGCCACATCAAAACTTTCGGTTAGATAGTGCATGTAGGCTATGTGGTCTTTTAGGTCGCCGCCAGCTACCGCGTAGCTATGAACTAACGTGGAAGTTTTGTTCTCTTCGTTTAATTCCATCACAGTCATAGCAAAGTAATCAGAGCTAGGGCTGTTAGAAAACGATGGGTCAATTGCGATTATGTATTTAGCACCGTTTTGAGTTGAAAGTCTAAGCGTAGGCTCTTCTCCGTCTGGTATCGTGCATTCATGCATTTTCTTTGCGCTGAAATAAGAATCCGAACCATCCGTGAATTGGGCACAATACTCTCGCTGGAAAGAGGAGTTTGACACGCCCCCAGTTTGAGCTTCCTCAATAATAGTCGGGTCAACCATCTCCTCTGGTAGAGCTTCGTAACTCATTTGAGATATAAAATAACTAGCGTCAGAGATTTCTTTATTTTGTATTTTTTCCATCCACTCTTTGTAGGTCTTGAAAAGATTTTCAAATGTATACGAAGCAGACGACAGGGCAATCATCTTTGAGTTGTTCTCGAAGACCATGCGGTCTTCCTCTTTCATCGCTCCTTGCTCGATTAACCTAGTTTCCATCTCTCTAATTTCTAAACGCTCTTTCATGTTTTGGGGAGCAACCAAGAATGGCATTAAGACGGTTTTGATGATGTCTTCGGGCAACAAAAGGTACTCGTCAAGCACCAGTACGTTAGCACGAAAACCACGAATCTTTTCACCGTTGAGCGGGATAGCGGTTATTGTTCCGCCGTTAATAGACCACTCAAACTGGTCGTTCCGTTTAGACTTCGCGCCAAAACATTGAGACAGTAACTCAGCGCCTTTAGACTCTACAAGCTTTTCTAAGTTATTGAATATAAATCGAGCGGTACGAAATGTAGGGCCAGCAATCAAAATTTTAGTGCCAGGCTCAAAAATGCATTGAAGAAAACAAAACACAGAAGCTATAAAAGTCTTTCCGCAGCCACGACCCCATACGCACATGGAGAAGTTGCGATTCATCATCCCTTTCAGGGTGGCCTCTTGATAAGCTGCAAGTTTGATCCCAGATATAAGCTCGGTAGTAAAACCCAAGTTGGCTCTTAAGAATTTAGCTAAAGATATTTTGGCCTCTTTATCCTCAAGCTCTCCTTTAAGAGCTAGGAATTGATCGTTAAGGTTATCGAATTCCTTATCGTATTTTTCAGGAGAGTACCACATTACAATTTTTTAGTATCGTAGGCCAGTTGTAAATCTACGCTTTTAAACGCGCATCCAGATGTAAATATTTTTTGAACAGTTTCCGACGCTTTAACTCTTCCTTTTACAAATAAAAACTGAATGAAGGGGTAAGTTTGCCCAAGCTTTCTTACGTTATGGAATAGATACTCTGGAGTTACCTTGGTTCCTTTCTTGTAAACGTGGGGTAAGTAATTAAAACCCAAACAGTTACTAAGAGTTTCTTCTACCAATATTACAAAACCAGCGTCAGCTTGCTGCGCTCTCTCTATCTCTCTACAGAATCTATCGTAACCCCCGCTTAGAGTTCCTATGAAATCACTAGTCGATTTCCTTTCTATATAACACTTACAGGAAGCCTCTTCGTCGCTAAAAGCATAGTCGCCAAACTTCAAAGTTCTAACTTCGGTTTCCACATTTTTGAAATTTAAAGGCTTTTTCTCTCTGGTGTCTATGTAAATCTTGTTAGAGCTATTGATTTCTGAGCCAGTAATAATTTTATCGTAATTAAAATAATCTGTTTTAAAGCCTAGCTTCCTGCATAGCTCATAGTAGTCACCAAACAACTCATTATAACATTGAATAGGCGGTATAAGCAGGGTTCTAAGCTCGACTTGAGTCGGCGCATATTCTAGGTTCTTTTTATTTTTTCTGTCTATAAGAAGGTTCTCACAGTATTCTTTAACTTCGTCTCTGGGTGCAGATTTAATCCATTTTTTAAGATTGGTTCTAGTATTGAAATCGCTGGCGAAATACTGGTCTTTGCTTTTGAACTTTATAATGGTGTTATCAAATTTATCATACCTTGGGTATTGTGACTGATAATATTCAATGACACGCATTTTGTGCGCCTTTAGGTGGGCGTGCAATTGCCTGTCTGATTCGAACTCTTTTCCGCAAACTTTACACTTAACCATTTAATACCTCATCTTCGCTTATGCCCATTATGCGAGCTTTTACTTCATCCATAGAAGATAGCTTTTGTATTTCTTTTTTGACTCCTTTTTTACGTAGCTCTGCTAAAGCGATAAGTTTGTTTCTTGATTCTTCCTCTTTCCACATTTGAACAAGATGAACAACGCTTGCGCTTTCTTTTATCTGGCTTTTTAGTTTGTCACTTCTCTTTTCTTTTAGGTCGCCCAATAGTTTGTGCTGTCGCCCAACGCACTGATTGTATTCTGTTTGCGCTGCGCTAATAGCTTGGACCAACCCCATAGCTAGTCGCCTACCTTCACTATCTTCCGCCGCGTTGTCAAGCAGTTGTTGCAAGCGTTCGGAACGCGCTTGAATACTGGAACCGATTACCACTTCGGTAGATAGCACGATATATTGATCCACCTCTTCTTGGCTTAGGTCTGGTTTATCATTCGTATAACGAACAAAGCTTGATTGAAATAACTCTCTATCCATGTTATTGTCAAACGTGCTGACTTGGTGGATAAATCTTACAGTATTAATATAACCTGTGAGGGCGTTAATCTCCTTCTTTTGTCGGCCAGTAATTTTTTTCTTTTCTATTTTTTCATGTATGTACTTGTTGACTAGCTGTAGTGTCTTATCAAATGTCTTGGGTGGGGTATATGCTGGGTCTGGTACTATCTCTGTGTTTTGGCTAACTATGTTTTGAGGTAGGGTTTCGATAAATTCTACAATTTGCCGTACCTTTCCATCAAGCGGCGTTATAGTTTCATCTTTGTGCATTACTCTTCCTAGGTAAGTAGGATTCATAGTGCCAACGTTATTAGTGATAAACTCTTTATGCTCTTCCGTTAGCGGCTCAATTTCTTTGGGGTGATAAACATGAGACCCGTCCGCTTGAATCTCTAGCTCTGCTAGGTACGCTTTAAGCTCTCTGGCTTCTTTGCTTCTACCGTCAAGCTCTGGCTTGTCTGGATAAGCCGCGTTAATCAAGTCAGGTAACGAAGGAGCGGGTTCGCCCGTTGACTCTCTTTCTCTCCACAGGTCTAAAGCGGCCTGATGCCTTTGGTCTTTTGTTAGTTCCGACATGCTAAAAAATATCCGCACCGCTTTTCTCTATCTCTTTTTTGACTTTTATGAGAATAGACTTTTTAATGTTTTTGATTTGCTTGTAGCCCGGCTGTCGATTTTTTTCTGTAGTTTTGTAGCCCATTTTTTTGGCTACCTCTTCTTCTTCTAAATTTTCAATATAAAGTAACTCGTAAACCTGTAACTCGTTAGCTTTAAGAACCGTTTTCATTTTCTTATGTAATTTGTCTGCGGCTACTTCAACATCAAAGAAGTCTCCACCCATAGAAGATACCTCTTTTGTGTGATTTTCCAAAGCCAAAGGCAGCTTGGCGTCATGGGCTCTTTTTTTAGTCTTTTCCCATTTAGCGAACAAAGGACATTTATTGTCTTGATCTCCGTAAATACTGCACCCACCAAAACCCTCTGCGGCAGCACACTTTAGGCATGGTCTAGTAAAATTACCATAATTATTCCTGATAAGGTTTTTAATCTGGTTGGAAATGATTCTGTTTACCCAGGGTGTGAGAGGCTGAGACGGATCATACATGTCCCATTTCTTGAATATGTGAAACCTCAGAATCTGAGAGACATCATCAAAATCCATCCAAGCCAAAGCGGTTAGGTTCCATTTGTTCCTTCGCTTTTTAATCTCTTGGTCGATTATCTCGATGCATTCTTCAAACTTTGGCCTTTTGGGCTTTCTTGGCATTAAGAACTTCCCTTTTGCCTGATGCTTCCACCTTCGCGCTTTAATTGCTCTAGGGCTTGTTCTGGGCTCACTTTATCATCTTGAGGTCTAATGTATGCGTCGTCATTTTCAGTGGCCGTACCAGCGATTTCACCAAATTTCACCCCCTGCATTCTGCCTGAGTCTATATCAGCCTCTAGGCGCGAAATATTTGGAATTTGAGCGGAATCTTCAAAAATTTCTTCATCTTCGTAAGATTCTTGAGCAATCACCTGATTTTTGGGCGCAGGACGCTTTACGGGCTGAACTTTAGCTTTAGCCGTAGAATCAAGAGGAGAGCCACAACTACTGCAAAATTTAGGCTTTTTTGAGCCATAAGCGTTAGGCGACCCGCAAGACTTACAATAAATGTTCATAATAAATTATATTTTTTTTAACAAACTTTTCTATTTTTAATGTAATTAGGTATACACCATGAAAAAGCCTTTTGTATTTAGAACTTGTGATGGAAAAGTAAGATACGAGGTGATTTTAAAGAAACCACCTAAAGCCTACAACGCTGTGGGACTTTGCTTTGACCCATCAGAAGATGACCCAAAAATCATAGTTAATCCGAACCAAACGGAGAGACAGCTTATGAACACAATGATTCACGAGTTTGCTCACGCATTTTTTTGGGATTCATCAGAAGAAAACGTAACTAAGTTCGGTAACACTGTTACTCGATTCCTGTATTCTCAGGGGTGGCGTAAAGCCAAAAAAGACCCCAAGAAGAGTTAAGGTAAACAGGTTAAACATACCCACGAACAATGTTCGTGTTACTTGTTATAATTAAAAATATTTAAAAGTAATTAAAAAACCATTAGGGTTTCGTTTGCTTGCCTTTTGATTGATTTAGCTTTTTAATCAAGAATCTAACAAGCTCAGAACGCATGATATCATCTTCATCAAAAGTAAAGTGATAAATGCCGTGCTGGAGAGAGTCTTCGTCGGAATAGATTTGCGCTAGGTTTTCGTAGCCTCCTGTTTTATCATAACCTTTAAGGTCTGTCTGCATTGGGTCAGCTAGAATGAAAGCGCGACTACCTTCACCCAAACGGGTGAGAACAGTCATTATTTCTTTTTCTGTTGAGTTTTGTGCTTCATCAAGAATAACGCACTTAGCTTGCCAGTTCATACCCCGCGCAAAGTTCACAGGGAACATAGAGATTCTATTCTCTTGCTCTAGCTTTTCGGTTTGTTTTCCTGTTAAAAGCTCTGTGAGTTTATCCAAAAAAGGCATATTGAAAAACTTTAGCTTCTCATCAGCGTTACCCGGCAGATAACCAAGGCTTTTATCTGATGACTCTACGGCGGAGCGTAGATACATAATTTCTTCAATAGACTTCAAGTTGAGTAGTTGAAGGGCGCAGTAGGTTGCTAGCAAAGTCTTTGACGTGCCCGCTGGCCCGCTCACAAAGATTATCCTTGTGTGTGGGTGCAAGGCTACTCTAAAAAAGTCTTTCTGTTTATCAGTCCAAGGGAATTGGTTTACTCTGATTTGTCTTTTAATTGGGTTTTCGGCAATAAAACGAGATTCGTCACAATTTTCTTTTGTGACTTCAGTCGCTAATTCCTTGCCGCCTCGGATTTTGATAGGCTTGTGAGCGCCATCTTTATTTTTCATAGGCTTATTGAGAATTACACAATTCCTTTTGTTTTTGTGTAAAATAATGTATGAGCTTAAAACCTACACCGTTCATAGTAAGGAATACTGTGCTTCCTTTTATATTATTGATTTTAATTTTCATCTGCGGGTGCGGAGCATTCAAGCAGGGAACGTTCGTTACAGACGAATCTGGAGCCTTTAAAGGGCACTACGTTTCTTGTGGGCCAAAAGCTATAGGCAACGCATTGAAAGAATTTTCGCATCTAAATGTTACATACTCAGACATAGAGATAAGTAGGGAAATTCAAAAAAGCGGGAACCTCACAAGGATGATAATGAGTGTCTTTAACCAAGAGGCGATGGAAATTACTTGGCCGCATGAGCTAGTTAATTTTCTTGCTTCAAAAGGTTTTACCGTTGAAGAGGTAGAGTTTAATAATTTAAAAGCGGGGGATATTGCTATTATTTTAATTAAAAAAGATTTTCATACGTATCATTGGATTACATACCCAACTAATTCAAAACAAACAATAAAAAATTTCTTTCACCCTACAAACAAAATTGTAAAGACATTGCTAATAAAAAAGAGCCGCGAATTAACACGGCCCTTATAACTTCGGTCATTGCGACCTCGGTTTATTGCTCAGTAGATGCGACCTGAGCACCTTGGCTGGTTGGTTCATTTGGAGTGGAGTCCATTTGAGCCGATTGAATCTGTGTGATGGAATACACAGCGTAGCCAGTCAAGGCAAAGTTAACAGTCATCAGCAGCAAGACAATTCTTGCATAGGTAGTGTTAACAGTAGTTAGTTTTTCGCCAAGGCTTTTCTTTTTAGTAGTCTTGGACTTTGTTCGCTTGCTCTTAAAAGGAGCGTCACTCTTCTTGGTGTTACTCATAGGTCAATATCTTAATTATATCTCGTAATTTGTCCAATCATTTTGTAGATTTTTTCTATCAAGGCTCACCAACCAATTATATACGCTACCTTCTTTATAATTATCTATATTTATGGAGGGTACATCCTCACCTAAAGCTCTGGACGGCATGTATGTAGTCAAAGCCAATACTTTTTCTCTAGGCAAACAAGATAAAGCAGTATGTATATTCCCCGAAATCACCCCAATAAAAGCAAAACTACCCTGAATCAAAGAAATTAAGTTTTCAGCCCCGCATTTAACTCCTCTCACATGAGCGTTTATCCAATCAAAGTTTTTATTTTCTGGATTTGTATATTTGTGTTCAAAGTTTGTCTCTATTGGAATCAGCCCCGTTTGTATAATCTCACTCCAGATTTTATGCGCCGTTTCTTCGCGTCCAACCATACCGAAGGCTGATGGCCCCCAAGTGCTAAAAAAATGCACTGTAACTAAACGTGAGGCCATTACGGGCACAGGCTGATGTGGTCTCGGTAGGGCTTCAAAGCTTCCCACCTCCTCTACCATACAGTTTTCAGCTTTGCTTATTTCTCCTTCTCTGTTTTGAGTATATGCAATATAGAATGCAAGATCATAATTATTCGTATTTATGTTTGCTCTGTCTACGTTAACGTATTTCTCTCCTTCTACCAAAAACTTTTCATAACCCATGTTTTTGTCTAAGGCGTATGTGAATTCCACATCTGGATACCTATCAGAAAGATATCTATATACCCCGCGAAAACCCAGAAAGTCTCCTAATCCATGCAAAAAAGCTAAAAGCACACGTTTTGGCTTTTGCTCTTCTATGTAAGCAGACATCTTTTTGTTTGTTTCTAGGCAATTGATTATTTCCATATATCCGTCCTGGTTTTTTTCACCTTAACTTATAACTAAATGCGCCGTTTGTCTAAATGCTTTGAAATGGGGGTGGGGTATTTATTCGGGGAGAATGATGCTTAACACCGCCCCTCTAAATTTTTTGCCCGTATTAAATTCTACTTTTAAAATAGGGGTGGCCTATGGGGGTGGCTATGGGCAAAGAGGGGAGGCGCGAGTAGGTAAAACGACGAAAACCCTACCCGCGCCCCGTGTTTCTTAATTGTTTAAGTAAGCCTCATACTCTTCCTTGCTCGCGATGCGTAACACACGCGCCTGCGGATAATTAAAATCCTTTTTATGATAATACGTCACAACGCGATGGTCGCTTATAGAACCGACTACTCTTTCGACTCTGTTGTTTTCTTCGTTGTAATACAACGAACCGTTCTTTACTTCTTTCATCTTCATAGTTTGTTTTCCTTTACTGTCTCTAGTATGCCTGAACCTTGTAACCGATGCAACATTAAACTTCGTAGTCAGGAGCGAACTCGTCCTCGAAGAATGTCAGTGCATCATCGTTACTGTATACGACTCGCACGTTAGCCATCACATCCATAACCTTGAAGCTCTCAAGCGTACCGCCGAAGTCATCAAAGCTGCGATGGTCGATGACCGAGTGAAGCACTCCTTCAATGGTGATGTACTTCTCGTCCGTGTCTAATACTGCGTTTATGTTTTTCATTGTTATACCTTTTCGTAAACGGGTTTGCTACGGTGTCCTTCAGAATAGGAGGGACACATGCAAGTGACTTCTTCACGCCCTGTCTGAACGTACAGGTCGCCAACTACATAACCGTTCCAATACCTTTTGTTCTGATTGTAATAAAAATCAATGGCGTTGGTCATGTCTTTAATGAACGGGCTAGTGGCTGGCTTGTGTTCACTGGTGAAGTGAGCGCAAACATCATCAGGCCCAGCATAGCCTTTGCTTGCTTTCTTCTCGAATGCTGACAGTTTGATATAGTAGTTTTTCATAATCTTTTTAGTTCTTGGCTTCTTCGATCTTGTCGATGGTCATCTCGACCTTGTCATCGCCCCGTGTCCATGTTGCGCCGTTGCGTTCTACGATGCGGCGAGCGTGTTTGTCATCCGTTGCTTGAATGAATACGCTGCTGCCGTTGGTGAATGTTACTGTGAAGATTGTGTCTTTCATGTCGTTCATTGTGTTAGTATTAAACCACAGATCGCGGAAAAAGTCAACAGTTTTTTTCAACTTTTTTTGCTCCTGAATGTTCCGTCGATGGTGGTTGGTTCGCCCTTAACCTTTTCCCACAGGAGGCAAAACTTTTCGTTTAGCTCTGGGGTGGTGTGCATCTTAAATTGCTTGTTCAATTCAAAAATGAATTCGCGTTGCGCGGCCACCCAGAAGGT